GTAAACGCGAAGCGCCGCTTCGGTCGTGGATACCGTGGCCCAATTCAGCGGATTGACGTAGCAGGTCAGGTCGCCTTCCAATCCGCCGCCGTTCACCGCGTCCGCAATCGCATCTTGCAAGCGACCCAAGGTCAACTTGACGCCAGGTCCGCCGCTGGCTTTGTAATCGAGGAAGTTACCCCGAAACAGCTCAAAAGTTTGCACGGGAATGCCAAACAAGCTGCCCGTCTGAGTAGACAGGATCTTGTACATGCCGACCATTTCGCCCAGCGCAACCTGATCGACAAGGCACAAGCGAAGCGAGTTAGCGCCCGTGGCAGCCGATGGCGCCACTGGCGTGAAGTCTACGCCAATGTAGCCGTATTTGCTTTGCACGGAAACGAGCTTGCCGGATGCGACAATAACGCCGTTACCATCAACTTGTGCAATTCGCATACCCTTGCGGCCAATCCAGATACCGCTGGCGAAGTCACCAGGGGAGAAGAGAATCAGCTTGCTGGCAGCGTTGATGCCGTTGGTGAAGGTCACGCCGTTCATCGTGCCCGTACCGTTCGTAAAGCTCACCGTGCGGTACGTGCCCGTGAAATACGAAGTGTAGCCCAGCAGCTTCGACGCTTGGCCGTAGAAGCGCATGGTTTCCTGGAACCGCTCATGCGATTTCAGGTTGTTTTTCGTGATGAACTGAGTCGAACGAAGGAAAGCTTGGTCATCACCGAGCGATCGCGAAATGGTCGCGAAAGGCAGGATGGATGGAAGCATCATAACGTAAGGCTGGACCGAAGTTTGCTTGACATTTCCAGCAATTGCAGGATTTATGTCGAAACATTCCTGACCAGAGCCTCCCAGGGTCACGCCGACCTCGTCGCCGAGGATAACGTCCTCCCGGAAGTCATCACCGACGCGATCGCCTTCGACCCACGGGATATCCTTTGAAAGCTGCTGGTCATCAGGGACAAGGTCATACGTTTTGCCGTAAACCCTTTTGAAAATCTCGATTACTTCGTTGTTACTTACAGACGCCATAATATGTTTCCCCGTCTTTTTTTAGATTAAGCTGCGATCCAGTGAATTTCGATGTCGATCGTGCCAGCCGCCAGACCGTCAAAATTCGGAGTATTTCCGAAATCAATTTTTAGGCCGATGTTGCCAAAGGCCCCGACTTGTACCGCCGTCTCTAGCGTTGACGCCGCAAGAGTGCCGCCAGCGACTTGGCGAGTAACGAGCGTGTCACTTGCCGAATAGCAGCGTGCAACCATCATGACGACGGATTTGCATTGGCCGTTCATCTGCACGAGAGCGCCAAAGGTGTCCGCGCCCATCGCCGTTGCGTCAAACTGCGCGATCGTGAACTCGCTTGTGGTGCCGAGGTAATCGTCAATCGTGGCTTGCGCCGCGATCGCGGTATACGTCGTCAAAGAAGCCGAGTTACTGACAAGCGGTTTGCAAGTCGTTGCAGCCGTAATCGCGTATTGCAGGCGCAAAATTCGTGGTTGAACTTTGCCCCACTGATCATTGTAGTAAAAAAGACTGGTCGCCATAGAAGTTATTTCCTTGACTGTTTAGCTAGTTGCTTTTTTTTGTTTTCGAACCAGTCATCTAGCCCGAGCTTTTTCACGCCGGAATCCGCTGCCGGTTGCTCGGAAGCCGCTGGCCGTCGCCGCTGCTTTTCCCCGAGAACTTGGGTCACTTCATGCTGGCGCAAGCCATCGAGCAGAGACTTAGGAAGAATCTTGATTGCATCGGCTGGCGATAGACCCGACAGCCATTCCACCGCGTTGGCGTGTTGCGTGCGTTGGAAGTGCGGCAATGCTTCGTTAGCCGTTACCCGGCGCTTTTGCATTTGCCCCTGTAGGATCATCTCATCAACGACGGCAATGACCATGCGCGGGGTAGGCTTGCGGCCCAAGGCTTTCAGAGCCTCTCCCACCTCGACGTCGAGGTCGCCGTGCGCTTTCGCCTCAATCTGACTGCGACGAATATCTTCCTGGGATTTGCGCTCGTTCGTTAGCTCATCCTCTAAAGACTTCGCCCGCTTCTCAAACTCGCGCGCGCGCTTTTCAGCCGCTGGGAGCGCCTCGTACTCCATTTCTTCAAGCAGAAAGTCCTCCAGGTACTCTCGCGCTTGTGTTTTGCCGAATTTCTCGACTAAGACTCCCAGCGCCTGCCTGGGATCATCAAACCGCTTGAGAACCGAATCCGCCTGCGCTTGCCGTTGCTGCGCTGCGCGTTCAACCTCGGCAGCTTTCTGAAACCGCTGGTTAGCAGCTTTCGCGTGCGAATAGCCGCGCCTTAGTTCATCGTAATCTACTTCGATCTCTGCGCCGTCTACTGTCGCCTTGTGCTTAAATGCCTTAAAATCCGGCATATCCGGCGCCACGGCTTGGGATAGCTTGGGATTTGAGGTTTGGGCGGCAGGCGATTGGCCCACCCCCGAGCTTATCGCATCGGACATTGAGCCTCGCCTATGGTGGTTGGAGGTATTTTAGATTTGGATAGGGGAATTATACCCGTTCAGAACAGGATGACAAGCGTCACCTTTTGTGCGCTAGCGGGAGCGCCAGTAAAACCGACTTTGATGGTCAGGCGCCCGCCTTGGTCGTAGTACCAGGCGAACGAGTCTAGGCCCGTCGAGGTAGAATCTACCCTGATTGGCCACATGCCGATTACTGTCTTACTCGCCCCGATTTGCGCTTCGGTGTCGTGCTTGACGGTAAACGTCTTAACTTCGCAAGCCACATTATCAGCAAACGTCAGCCCGTTTCTCAGCAAACGAGCCACGTTTTCCGCCATTTCAGCTACGTAGGAGACTAGGTCCTTTAGCTGCTCCCCCGCTTCCGTCGCTAGTAGCGTCGTTGTCTCCAGCAGTCTGCTCAGGTTGTATTTCGCCATTTTTCATATCCCAAAACGATTTGTAGTGAGCGCCGAGCATTACAGCCCGAGCGATTTTTTCAAGCCAGTCTGTATCGCCGGTTTGAAGTTTTTCTCCCGTCAAAAAATTCACCGCGCCTTGAACACTGACCAATAGTGCTGGACTCATTCGCATCGTCTCACCTTATTTTTTGGTTGCGATAAACGCCGAACTTTTTCGGCTCTGTTATGAAGCTAGTGCGGGGCGCCTGCTGCCGCTTCCGCATGTTCGCCATATCTTCCGCTTCGGAGCCAGCCGGGTATGGGCTCGTTCTGTCGAGGTTGCGAACCCCGTACATGAGCGCCGCTGCCGCGTCCATGTGGCCCAACGTCGGCGTCCTGGCGAAGTCTGTGCGGAGGTTGTTGAGGCGCCCAGAGCGGCATGTAGCCCGGAGCAGCTTACACTTGGGATGTATCTTGACCTTCCTAAGCCGCACGCGATTGGCCATGTTGTTAATGGCCGTCTCAAAATCGTCCTTTCGTGGCATCCGGGCACGCGGTAAACCCTCGCAGGCGAGCTTACGCCGTAGGTCTGCCTCAAGCTCGACCCGGTTAAGGTCAACCACCGTTTGGCCGTGCGCGTCAGCGTACCAATTCTTGGCTGCGAGATTGCCCCACGCCGCAGACATTTCCAGCTTAATCGTGTCAGTTGGAGTGTTATTAGGCCACCATAACTCGTCTAGGACGTAATCGCAGCCGCGCAGGTAGTCGTAGGTCATGAGCAAACTTACGGTAAAGTCTCGAATTCCGCCCCAATCCGTAAATATTTCCACATTGCACGCGAGTGGCGCCGAAACGTCTTCCACGTCCAGCGCATCGGAATAGTCAGGGATAATGACAAGGCTTTTATCGCGTACTTGCTCATTTAGATACTCGCGTCGGAATGCGTCGGTGTCGACCCCGCCGCAATCCCGTATAGCGTCGGCGATGATTTCCGGCGTTGCAAGGGGATCTTCGTAAATCGTGTATGAATAGAATGCGCTGTCGAGGCGCGCGCGCTCCACTGTCTCAAGCGCAAAAGGATGGTCTGGGATCTTTGGGAGCGTAGTCAGGTCGATCATGCGGCCACGAGTCTTTAGCAGCTGTGGCTTGAGAACGTCGCGCATCATGTAGCTGTATTGCTCTGGGTCGCTGGCGCCGGTTTCCTCGATAAGGATCTCGTTTGCTTCGCCACCGCGCAAGCTATCGCGTTGCGAGTCGAAGCCGCCCAGGTATATCGCGCTCGACCCCACGCGGTACATATTCTCGGACTTGACGCGCTTGACTAAATCCCGGAGGCCCAGGCTGCTCAAATCGTCCGTGAGCTTGGACATGTTGTATTCAACAATCATTACCGTCTGCTTGATATCCGGCCCGATGATGCGCGTGAGGAACTTCTCGTTCCGAAGCCCGCTCATTAGCCCGCGAGCGCATCCGTAGTAGGACTTGCCAAAGCGCCTACAGCAAAGAATGACGGCGTGCTTGGTCGCGACTGGTAGCGCCTCGATAGCCTCA